TCAAATCATGAACTGCCCTAAATGCGCCTTCCTCATCTGTTCCGGTCCCATGCTCGGATCTTTGCCCAGGCCGATCACCGGCCAGGAGAAGCCGCCTCTCGTTATGAGGTCGTCCTTCTCTACCAGGGCAGAGGTCAGGATATAGGCGATCTGCTGCAACTGCCTGCCGTCATCGCTCTGAAATGACTTGACTTCCTCATACCAGAGCACTTTGATCGTTGAATTGGAATAGACCGGATCGACATTGGAATCTACGCCGGTTTTGTGCCTCCAGGTCACAGATTCGCCCATTTTCTCCCTGTACGCATCCAATAAGCCCATGAAAATCTCCTAAGAAAAATGTCTCACACAAAAATCAACGACGCCCACCGCAACGAGACAGGCGGCCCACTTTACCACGCCCTTGTTATCGAGCCAGGAATATATGCACCGAGAGAATTTCAGGATAACTACGTTTTTATCATTCTCGTTTAGTCTCTCTGTGATCAGCATGTGCTCTTCTGTGTTTGATTCAATTAAATGATCAATGCGCTCAATTATCATCCCCAGGGTTATATCGCGGTTCTCTGTGGTTTTTACCTCTATTGCTAGTGGTTCCTGCTGCATTCTTTCTCCAGACCCAAAAGAAGTCCATCACAGTAGCATCTACCTGATTCTCGATCCCATGTACTTACGCAGGAGCTGCCTGGCGGTTCTGCTTTGCAGGCTGCGATTGCCTGCCCCTGGGATAAATGACTCTGATAATTTGTTGGCCAGAGCAAAGGACTGCACCCCTTCATCCTGCAACTGGTTTCTCCCGCCTACACCGGCCAGTTGAATGGCCAGGGCTTCTTCCATGCAGGCATATTTGACATCCTGGGGCACAATTGCCAGGCTGATGATGCTATTGTAGTCCAGAGTAACCCCGTCTATAATGCGAGGGAAGGCCCTTTTCTGGTCGGGAACGCCGGCAGTTATTCCCTGGTCATATTTTGTGCCCCTAAATGGGGCGTTGTCTATGGCTATAGTGGCCTGGTTCAAAAGAGATGTCCTCTGGGCCACTGATAGGGCTAAAAGGGCTGTGGCCCGGTCATTGCCGGCAAAGTAGGCGTCCATCTCGGCTAATGTCACATAGGCATCTAACGTTGGGGTTTGGGCAATATCGACTAGGGTAAAACTCATGCTAACATCTCCGACCACTCATAGCTGACGTGCTGCAATAGGCTAGCCCGGAACCAATACTCTCCTGCATTAAGGTGGAACTGGAAGTTGCCATTCACATCTGTAACCTGTACGTCCACTAAGGCTGTCCTGGCTGCGTTGCTGAAGGCCTCTATTTTTACCCCACTCATTGGATCGCGGTTCTCATCCAGGAAAGGATCTAGTGGGTCAGGATAGGCAATTGTTCCCACGGCGGATGCACCCCAGGCTCCAGCTCCATGAGTACCCGAAAGCTGGGCGTCGATTGCTGCCACAGATAGGGCCATTGCGTCAGATAACGCTTTCCCGGCGCTGCCTGCCGCTGTGTGCCCGCTCAATAGCTCATCATGTACCTGATCTGCGATTGCACCTACAGAAGGGGGTGCGATGTAGCCTGTTGATGCCAACCTGGAGGAGACTGCTGCATCCAGGTAGTCCTTGATAAGCTTGCCTATGCTGCCTGTTGTGGTTATTCCGGATGTGAGTGCGGCCCAGATGGCTGAGACAATTGCGCCCAGGCCGGTAGAGGATGGCGAATCTACGATATCCATTTTCGAGCCCACGGCTGCCGGGCTGGCTGGGAGGTTGTCAGTCTTGGCCTTGATAGCTGCTGTCTCGCTCTTGACTGCTGGTAAGTCTGTGTCGTGAATATTATCGATAATTGTATCTACGGCATCGATCTTGCCGTTAGTGGTTGCATGAGCTGCTGTAATGGCTGCCTCAAGCTGGCTTTCATCTGCTGGATCTGAGGGCAGGTTGTCGGTCTTGGCCTTAATTGCATCTGCTATTCCATCTACTGTGTTTACTGATGTCTGAGAGGCGGCGCTCTTTGCTGCATCGTAAGCCCCAGTTAATGTCATTGCATCCCCTGCCTTTGACGGTGCATAACTCGGTTGGGATGATGCTAAAACTGCATCTTCAATTGGGATATCATCAGTACCCGGCCTGGCAGTGACTACCTGGAATTGATCAACTACGCCCTTCCCTGCTACAGAATTTACAGTTGCGGCCACTGTTACCACAACAATATCTCCTGCGGAATATCCATTTGGGACTGTGCCGGTTATTTTATAGCGCCCGGTGTCGATCTTTGTTACTGTCAGCGTAAAGCTGCCATCATCTGTCCCATTCTTGTTTGCAGTTGCAGTCGGTGTTGAATCTGCATCATTAGCCGCCCCCGTGTCAAATCTTTGGGTGCAAAATTCTCCGTAATAGGAACCACTTGGTTTCAATACTTTCAATTTACCACCGCCTTAACTATCGAGCTGCCAACTACTGACGCACCACCAGACCCACCCGAAGAGATAGCTCTCTCCCAATAGAAATACACGTTACCGCTGCCGTTCTTTGCTACTGCCCTTAAAATTATCTCTTTATCATAACTGGTGTTGTTGGTGTAGGTTAACGTGTCTGTCTGCCAATCTGTGTTATCTGCCATTGTGTAAACGTCTAGTTCTGCTGCGTCTGGATTGTATAATGTGTCGTTTTGCGGGTCGATTATTGCCACCCACGGCAGATAAGCCATCGCTGCGTCTTTCTGTATCCAGATGTTTAATGTTAAAGCCTCTCCTGGTGCTAATGTTAGCTGTTTTTCTACAAATACGGGATCAACTGTAGAAACTGGTTGCAGTTTTAAAGACCAGTTTTTTCCTGTTGGCTTCGTTGCTGTAGTGCTCTCTACCTTGCCTCCTTTTGTGACTGCCTTGAAGGCCCCAGCTACTCCATCATGGTCTACTGATTTGGTGTAAGAATATTGTTGCAGATTTGCTAAGGTATAATCTATGTCAACTGATCCGAAAGTTACATTATAACAAGCACAATTAATAGGATCAACAATGTCTTTGGTGTTGTTCTCAAACGTATTCTGACCTTTTAATATACATGTCGCTATTGAAACACCATAAGTCGAATTCGATATTGTTGTTATCCCACAAAATACGTGTTGTCCTTGATCAATTCCTACATTATTGCCGTAGAGAGTTGCAGTCGCATAACATATTATTCTGCCGTTGTATATGCCTTTAGAATTTCCAACCAGATTTAATGTTCCCGATATAGTTGTTGCTACATAGTAACATCCATATGTGCAGGCGTAAATTGATATTGTACCTGTTGAGGTCAATATACCAGAATTTACCCCATAAGTAGAAGAAAAGATCTTTAATGTACCTGTGATAGTTGCAGTTATTGCATAGATCGCACAATTGCATCCAGCACATATAACTGTTCCACTAATTGTTCCGGCTGTTGCGGACACTATACCATAATTACACCCTATGACTGTTACTACTCCTTCATACGTGAAGTTCCCTGCATTGATTCCATAATAACCCCACCAGATCGAGCAGTTTGTGAATGTTGCAGCATAACTAACTCCTTGTATTAGTCGTGCAGGTCTGAGATTATAAGCAGTTCCACGCACCCCCACATTTGATGAGATGCGATACACTGGGGTATTTGCAGCCCTGGTAGTATCTACATCATCATATCCATTTCCACTTGTGCCTCCCCTCGGCCAGTATGACTGTCCTGCACCGGCATCGCCTAAAGTTACTGTTTTTGTGCTTGTGTTGTATCCTGCCACCAGATATGCATCTATCTGTAATCCCTGCGCTCCAGCTCCTACGCCAAGTATTGGGTTTTGTCCCAGTATAATCATATCGGCCAGGCCGTTTGTGACATCTGCTAACGTGGCGCTAGGCCTCAAAGCCATATCATCAGTTAACACCAAAGCATTGTTTTCTGGGCTGGTCCCTTCTGAGCCTGCTAATGTTGAAGATGCAGTTAGAGCTGCCCCGTACATGGTGAGAAAGTTGTTGGCTCCCCCCACTATTCCCTTTGTATTATATGATTCAACGTCCGAGGCGGTCACAATTTCGATATAAGCGGCTACGGCTGCATTACTGATCTGATCATCCGATTTACCATAATCAATCCCATAGCTGGAATTTGATGCGATCTTGCCGTTAACTCGCAGGAGACTAGAGAAGGAACGAGATGCATATATTTTGCCCCCGCTATCTACAGTTATGTTTGCGAAGGCGCTCGTGACCATCTGGTAGGAAACTGTTAACTGCCCGCCGCTCCTTATTGTCGTGGCTCCGATGGCGTTTATCTCGCCGTTTAGCGTTATAGTATGTCCATTTAAGATTTCTACTGTATCCCCTGCGGCGGGTTCGTTTCCACCTGCCCAGGTTCCACCTGTTTTCCAATTTCCTGTACCAGCCGATTGGATATTTGTCATTTATTATTCCTTAAAAAGAAGACTATTTGCCGGACTTTCCCGGCTTTTCTGACCCTGCGGTGTTGATACCTACCCCACCCGTTGTTTCTGTGCCTTTTGCTGGTCCGATCTCATATTTCTCCGGATATTTCTGTAGGTGCTTGAGAGTGCCCTCATCTGAGATCTCCCAGACAGTCTTTTCGATCTTGTTAAAGACTCTCATTACCGATGCACCTTCAGAATGGCCATAGTGGCCGTGGTTACGTTTGTAGTCGAGAACTTGAGATACTTGGTAGTGTTCAGGAACCGGGCTGACTCCAACGGGCCGCACATGACCGAGCGGTTGACTGTAAGAGGGATGGCCAGGTTTCCTATCTCGGCCCGGAATGCAGGCGGGTTATTTCCGGCCAAGATATTCAGTTTTGGACTTGTTCCTACAGTTGTAGCATTGATAATCACGAAATACATGTAGGCGTTATCGTAGGCGATATACTTTGTATTCGTGCTCGTGGGTGCAGCACTCCAATAGGCAGTCGTGACATAACTATTCTCACCCGTTAGTGTCCCGGCAGCCGTGAGCGCGGTATCTGTAGCCTGTACCTCTGCCATGCCTGCTAATAGAAGAGCATTGGCCAGCAAAAAATATAGAATCCGATTCATCTTATCCACCTCTTTAGCTGAAGTTGCAGGTCATGACGCCCAAGCACGCCGGCTTCACTACTTTTCTGCCGAATACGTACTCCCCGTCTACCTTTCTGGCATACTGCTTTTCCATCGGCAGGATACGAGTATCTTCTACCTGAGATGCGAAGGTTATGGCCTGCTTGGTTCCGAACAGGATCTTGTTCAGTGTCCCGTTGGTGTTAGGCACGTTGTTGGATACTAGCAGCTCAAATCCTCCAATTTGGCCAATCGAGCCGTTTAAGATTGCTGGAGTTGCCACCGTTGGCGCGCTGGAACCCTGATCGTGCAGGTCGTTTACAATCAGCGCCTCCATCTCGGGAGGTATGATCATCCACTTGGGCATTGCTGCCGGCACCTTGGACTTTTTGAGCTTGGTTCCGCAGTCCGTGATTAGCTTGAATACGTTGGAGGCGTCCCCCTTCGTTACATTAGGAGTCTTGGGTGCTGCATCCGAGCCCACCAGATTAGCGGCACTGGCATCGACATAACAAGAAGCGACAGCCAAATCTACTGCATCAGCCACGGCATAAGCTGCCTCTATGTTGACCTCATCCATCAGGTTAATTTTGGTTTGCGCTTCATCTTTTCTGGGGATCTTGAAGTTATAACCTTTATGGAAATCAATCGTCAGATGCGTATCCGTATCCGCAATGGTTTCAGGGTCAGGCATATCGACATTATCAATTACATCGAATACAGTAACTCCGCCGATGCCGGTTAGGCGCACACTCTTAGCATACTTTACGGACCCCTCAAAATTGTGATTAACCACGCCTTCCTGGGCAAAAACTAACACCTTTTGTAATTGGTGTTGCACCTCCAACGCCACTACTTCTTCTTTAAACGCTTCATAAGCCAAAGTACCACCTCATTCTCTTACCCGGCCTTCTGCCTCTGCTCGCTTAATATCGGCCAGCACTTCCGCAGTTACGGTTCCAGACTTGCGAAGTTCCCGGACCTTTGCCGCAGTCCACATTGTCTTTCCCTGCTGGCCTCCATTCTGCAATCCCTGGTTACCAGCTCCCTGTGCATTTCCTCCACCCTGAGCAGCTCCGTTCCCCTGGCCCTGCCCCTGGCCTTGCTGTTGCTGGCCTTCCTGAGGCAGCATTTTGGCCTGTGCCAGGGCATCAAGGCTGGCGTTGATCTCGGCAGAAGTCGTTCCGGCAATGTTCAGGAATTGCAGCAGTACCGGGATCTGACTCGATGGAACATTGCGCTGCATGAGGGCCTTCATCTTGGCCAGTTCCAGTTCCGCACCCTTTAGCGTCTCACCCTTCGGCTCCTCTTTGGGCTTCTTGCCGGCTGACAGGAGAGCCTTTGCTTCTGCGAGTGGCATTCCGAGCGCGGTTTCGATGTCAGCTAAACTCATGTTAGCCTCTTTTTGCTGATTGCTTTCTTGCCCTGAACCTTGACCAGAACCCTGGCCCAGGTCTCCCTGGCCTCCCTGTCCTGCACCTTGTACTGTTCCTTGACCCTGGCCACTCTGACCAGAGCCCTGGCCCCCTTCTTGACCTGCACCCTGACCTGAGCCTTGAGCTGTTCCTTGACCCTGGCCACCCTGGCCTTCTCCTGCGTTTCCTTCATTTCCCATTGGATTTTCTCCGTTCCTAACTTGTCGTATTCACTGTCTTTACCAACGAAAAAAATAGAATTGATGATTCGAAAATTGAGGCTTACAAGATCACGATGTTGTGGATGCAATTGGGATGAAATATGCCCCCCGCCCTGGCATCATCCAGAGTAGGATAGCCTGGTGTCTTGCCTGTCAGGCTCACGATCTGCCCTTTCCAATCCAGGCAATTTTTGCAGGTATAGCTGGTGTATTCGTCGGTAATCTGCACCAAATCCTGCTCATGTTCGAGGGCTCTGATCTCAGTTCCCTCAATCATGGCCTCTCTTGTCACCAGTTGCCCCAGCATTTCTACGTAGCTTACAATATTCCACTGTTTCCCGGCTGCATCTCTGAATCCGGTTATCCCCTGTTCAGCCAGCTTTTCTTTCTGAGCCTGGGCCACCTGTTCCAATGTGTCGCGTGCCGATAATTCGCCTTTGAGTTGCTCCATGGAAAGAAGTCTAATAACCTGCTCCACTCGGCGCTTGATAACCGAATCGACTTCCACGAAGCTCTCAAAAGCATTGTCCGCCAGGATTTCTTTGGCTTTCTGAAACTGTGGTGTGGCTTCTTTGCTGCCCAGGGACTTGTCAACTTCAGAGGCAGCGAGATCAAAGAGCATTTCGATTGCCTCATCACACCAGATGCGACTTCCGGCCAAGACTTCTTGCCTGATGAGATTTGTATTCCGTTGTAAATCTGCCAGCTTTTGAGGATTGTTTGCAGCAAGGAGGGCGCTGTTGTACTCTTTTAGCAAATCCTTTTCAGCACCCTCGTACATTTGCACCAGGCGCTTTGCTTGGGCACTCGATAATGAGGATTGCTGAACTGTCAGCTTAGCCATTTAGCTCCAGGGGAGGGAGCCTGCTCTTTGGTACAATCAGAGCAGCTCTCACACCACGCAGTCTGCCCAATTCCATCTCATAAGCTTCGCTGCCTTCTTTTAGGCCCTGCAGTTCGAGCTTGCGTTCTAATGAGATTGCGCCCATTGCATCCCAAAGTTGTGCTGCTTTAGCGGTCTCAATCTGGTCCTCAGGTATTCCATCCTTGAGTTTGACGTGAATATCTTTGATTGCCACAATGGGAGGGTGCAATTGGGACCACAGATTCAGCACTCTTGGTATTGCTTCCTCAGCAGCTCGGGCATACTTTCCCACCTGGGCCAGAGTGGGAATGAGCCTGAATTTTAGGGCAGTCCCTGATTCCGCAGCACCGGCGTCCTTACCGGCCAAAAGAACCTTGCTAAGCTGGAGCATCTGCAAGAGCTGATCCATCTTTTGCTCAATGGCAGCCTCGACATGGGCGAGCTGGGCGTCCCAGACCATCAGGCCAGGCGGTACATCTCCGGGCATTGTAAATATGGGCTCTCCCGGCCGGTAGACCCACTCACCCAGGCCGTGATCAAATACAGTGGCACTCTCCGGGATAATTGGTGTGGGCGCAGTAAACTTGGACTGCACCTCATCCCGCTCCGCAAAAGAGACCTCCAGAGATTCGATTAAAGATAGGATCGATGGCTTGTAATCCGAGCGCCCATAATATCGCTCACTGGAGAGCTGATTTTGCACATGGACCACCAGGACACTATCCACCTCTGGATTTTGTATGCCAAATTCATTAGCCTTTATGCTTGCAAAGGCCGGGAAGCTGCCGAGCGGCACCGGCCCCACCAATTTTGAGCTGGCTAGCTCAAAGACTAAATGTTGGATCTGCCCTTTTGAGTGGATCGTGAACTTGATGTATTCGCATTCCTTTCCATCAATATTTTTCTGTTTAAACTTTGCAAATAATACAAAATGCGTTATATCCTGAATATTTGCTGGAGAGACGACCAGGTACATATTTTCAGGATTGATAACCGCTATTCCTGAATCTGAGATCTCATAGGCCCCGTGGCCGTAGCGGCTGGAGTCAATAAGGACTTGATCATCTGGACGTTTAGGGATAACCTTCATGGCATCGGCTTTAACCTCTATCGGTTCACCGAATGTGAGGTTTAGGTAGGTGGTGGTTGCGATGTTCGCCCAGTCCAGGATAATCACTTGCTTATGCTCGTTCTCGGCTTTGTCGGCAAGATAAGCAGCATAGCGCGGGAAAACCTGGTCATGCAGGCCGTTATAAATCTGCCTCATGAGCGCATGCTCGGCCATCCTGGCTGCCTCATCTTTGTCTCCCGGCGGCCAGGGTTTGCCATCCCCAATAAAGCCCAGATCATACAGCATTTGATATCTTCCCTGCCTCTTCGACAATCAGTTGGTCGTTCTGTTTGATCTTTTTGTAACACTCTTGACAGCAAAATCTGTCTGTCAAAAGAGTAATCCCCAGCCTATTTTGCGTCACTCCGGGAAGGAATGGCACAACAGGCGTGAATCTTAATTCCGCTATCGGTACAGGAAATTCTTTGCCTATCCCGCCTCCGCAAATTAAGCACCTCATAAAAATCACTTCTTTTCGGTTCCTCTCCTCGGGCGTCTTGAATACCGGTACTCGCCATACCAGCTCGACAAGGCCATGCTGAGCACCAAATCATCATTCTCCGTCTCGCGCCAGGCAGAATAAGAATCATGTCCATTGGCATTGATTTTTAGCTTGAGATTGGTTAGCTCACCAACTAACGGTTTTGCCAAAGGGAGGGCATCTGCAATCTTCAACCTCTCCGACTGGAATATAGCAAGCAATGCAAAGACGAGATCGCGTTTAGGGACATGATAGCCACCCACTACACGAGAAGGATTATGGCCGGGTGTGATTGTGATTTCAATCACAGATTTATTCATTGCCACCAGGTTATTTTGAAATCGGTCATTCATTGACATGAACTTGGGGTTGAATAAATCGCAAACCGGTGCCCCTACGCCAGTTTTGTCAATTACGAGCTGAGGCGGTTCGCTCGCCTGCAGATTCTCTGATCTCAGCATGCCCTGAACTTTTGTGACGATTGCAGGATACGGCATGCCCCTAACTCGATCAAGATATTGCAGCTCATATTCATAGCGATTGTGCAGCAGGTGCCATTCTTGTTTGAGGATGGAGAGAGCGGTGTAGTCGTTGGCTTGCCCCAGGTCCAGGCCCACCAGGTAACGCTTTTCTATATGTCTAGGTGAATTCAAGAACTTTGACCTCCGAGGAGAAGGCTTGCTTAACCAAATCAAATCCAAAGAGCTGGTTATCTGTATCCATAAACTGATTGTAATACTCCTGCAACCAGAAGCTCCTGGGCATGCCATCGTCTAATTCTTGCTGCAGGAACTCCGCTGTGATCCGGGGGCACTGGTCTGCGTTTATCTCATATTTCTCCCAGTTTTTGGCGTTCATCCAGGTTTCGAAGAAATGGCCTCTTTTTCCAAAGGGCGTTGACATCATGATGTACCGGCCACCGGAAACGGCCAGCATGGGTGAGACGCTTTTTCTGAGGAGGTCATCCACCCAGGCAGCCTCGTCTTCGAGGAGTAGAGTTACTGCTGATTTTCCGCGGGAGGTCTTGGCCGAGCCGGGTCTGGCGATGAATCGGTTTCCATTGGCAAACCTCACGGCAAGCTTTGTGTCACTATCCATATAGTCCGAAGAGAGCTCCACCGCCTGCCGGAACTCGTCAAACTTCATCATCAGCTCGCCGCTCTGATCCTGGCTGGGTGCTATGGCCATGCCAAAAGACGGGCGCCTGTAAATGGACTCATGCAGGCCCAGGGCGGCGCAGATTGTAGACTTGCCGGACTGGCGAGAGCAGTTAAGAATAATACGCTGAGAGCGGCTTCGTAAAAGGTCTGCTTGCCAGGGGTCCGGCTTAATCCCCAGGACCTCTTTTATCCAGATTGCCGGATCCAGGGCGTATAGAAGGTCGTCTCGCTTTTTCCAAGGCAGCGATAATTTTCTTTTTCGTCTCCTGATCATCTTCTACCGCCTTGAGAATTGCAAGCCTCGTGTCCTCCCACTCCTCCATTGCATCAGCCATTCGGCTCTCTGCATCATCCCCGGAAAGCTCCAGCTCCAATTTAGCGCAATCAAAGAGCATGCGTGTGCCAATAGGCCAGTAGATTGATGCAGAGCCGAGGGTGAGTGCATGCATAGTCCCATCAGAGACAGCGAACAGATCGCCTAAATTCACATCGAGAAGCTGCTTTGCCCGGAGCTTGCCTAAATTGACCACATCGAGCGTATTGACGATTTCATCTTTTGCTTTGTTTCTTGCATCGTCATGCCTCTGTGCTCGGACTTCTTTGGCCTCATCTACCAGGTCCCGCAGGTCCCAGACGGCAGCCTTGTAGCGGTTGATCGTTGAATAGAGTCCAGGCTGCCCCAATTCTCTTGCTATCGTCCTGGGGCTCTTTTTATCCGCAAATCCCTTTTCGATCAGGTCAATAAAGGGGGCCAATGTTCCGAATGCCATAAAGTAGTCCTGATGCAGATTTGATGCAGTGATGCAAAGATATTCGAGATGCAGTAGTCCAATGATGCAAAATGATGCAGTGATGCAAAATGATGCAAAGTTAAGGAGAATCCCTTTTTTTAGCATCTTCTATGATATGCTGTTCCAAGCGAATCAAAAAGTTAATGAGCCTCCGGATGGCCTTTACTTGCCGAACTACCTTAGCCGGGATCGCTGCACTACGCTCGCAATTTTGTTGCAATCTTGCTCAGTCCTTTGCATCATCCGGGACTGGACCGTGTCCCATCTCCGTGAACCAACAGATTGGATCAACACCTTTGCCTTGCTTCTTTGACCAGGCTATGAATCCCTGCCTGGTAAGCCAGAGCTGAGTAGTCGTTCTGTAAAGCCTCTCCTGGCCTGCTGGTTTCCTTGTTCCGCATGGTATGATTCTGTCTTCAAGGTTCTGCACTATGCACTCTGCTGCCTGGGCTCCGGTTGGAGATACTCCGCAGCAGCCGAATCCTTCATCTTCATTAGCCATTTGTCAATTCTCCTTAATCTGGGCCTCTTATCATGCCAGCATACCTGGCCAAGAACTTGGTTTGGTTCAGGTCGAACTTTCTATTTGCTATTTCAGGAGGCAGATGATACTGCAATGTAGGCATGCTTTGCCTTTTCCTCTTCAGCCGGGCTTCTGCTTTGCTTTTAGCGGTTAGTGGGTCTACGATCCCACCACCACCGTAGAATTGAGCTTGAACTTGCCGGAGTGCCACAAGCTGGAGATCTCCACGGACCGGCTAAACTTACCTGGCGTAAGAACCTTCTCCCGAACCTTACCATTTCCAGAAGCAGAGAAGAATGTAGTTCTGGTCAAATTCTCTCCGTCTAAAGATGACAAGATTTTAGCTGTGGCATTTAGATCAGAAGAATTATGGATCCGCAAAGAATGGTCCTCTGTAGCTACATAGTAACTACTCTGATTGCCTATGGCTCTCAGTCCTTGGAAGTTCTGAGCAGATGTTAAGACCTGGCCGTAGTAGATGGACTCTGCACCCCTCGTAAGAACTCCGCCTTTTACTCCATTATAGTCTGCCTGAGTCTGAAGATCTCCCTCCCCCATGAAATCTTCTCGAAACTCTATCGTGCATTGGCCAGGGCAGAAATGCAGAAAAAGGATGCAAATAATGATTGGCAATAGTTTTGAATAAGGATACAAATATTACTCCTCCTCTCCCCCCACCTCGCTGGTAGAATTTTTCATGAAGAGATGCCTTATCCCTTCACATGTTTCAGCAAGCCCCACAACATATCTTGCAGAGTCCGGACGGCTCCGTAGTCCCTGGCCATTGCCAGAACCTTGGAAATCTCCTCGGATGACACCTTGTCATCATCCGTTATCTCATCCAGGGCACAGACGCCCATAGCCACGCACTTGAGGCTTCTCTTGAATGCAGCCCAAGCATTCGGGTTAGCCAATTTTAGAGAGACAATTCCTGCGGTTAACAGTTTAGAACCTGCATCATCTATCATTCCCGTCATCGATCTTTTCTCCTGATTCCCAGGCCGATCCCTGGGTATTCCCGGGACGCTTGCGTCCCCGTGCCTTCATGCTCGATCTGCCGGCAAACGGCATCTTTTAAAGCGAGACCGCCCAGAGGGCAGACAGAGGGCTCCGCAGAGATAGACGGCGTGTCACCCAAAGAGCGGTCATTTCCGGGCTGAGGTCGAGAAGAAAAAAGGAGCGGATTTTTCTTAGTGAGGGAAAATGCAGTATATTGCACCAACCCGGCCCCAGCTTTCCGGTGATCGTCGTATTTTAGCTCAAAGGAGGCCAAGACAAAGAATAGCTCCTATCCTCGCCAGACTTTTGGCTAAATTTATAGAAGTTATATCATGACATTAGTCTCAGGCCGGGATAAAAAGCCTGGACGAATTAACCTCCTGGACCAGCGCGATACCAGACACTATATGAATGAGTCTTTCTTAGCGCGCAAACCCATGCTTTACGGGCTGGAAAAGATGCTTATAAAATTCTGCTGAATAGATTTGTTACAATAATCGCTATGCAAAGACGCATCACAAAGGCAGTCCGCGAGCCGTGCGAAACTCCATCCTATTTTTCTTGTAGTGGTCCCTCAAAACAGAGTAATGAGGACCTCTGCCCCAGACGCTGCGTTGTTTATGATAATTGATCCTCTTCTTGCCCTTTGACATGAGAACTCCCTCGATCTGCAGAACCTTGGCTATTATCTGGCTGGGAAGGCCCAGCTCTATGTAATCCACCTTCTCATGGCGCTCCAGAATTAGGAGCGAATCGGGATCGACTCCAGCGTCCGCTAATTTCAGTAATGTGTCCCTTGGCCTGAAAGACATAAAAAATCCTCTATTTTCGTTTGGCTAATTCCTGAGCACGAGCCCAGTCTTCTGGAGTTGGGGCTCGGGGGAGGTAGACCACAGAGCCGGGATCTTCGCCCATCTCCTCGGCATAGATCTCCTCCAGCTCCGGGGAATCCTTCATCAGATCCAGAAGCTCGGCATCGAGCCTGGCCATCTCTTTGAATAGATCTGTTTCATCCATCTAAAGAACATGTCTGGCATTCATTATTTATATATTATTCTGCCTCTTTTCTGCTCTTTTAGCCTCCTGTAACGCTCTATATCCGGCCTTGATCTCCTCTTTAACTGGACCTTGAAAGGTTCAGTGCCGCAGCTCGGGCAATAGGGGAAATCTCGCTCGTCGAAAACTACTGCCTCCTGCTTGCAATGCGGGCACATCCGAGGCCGATAGATGGTAATCTCTTCGAGAACCACCTTTTCAAAACCCCAGAAACGGCCTGCTTTGCCACCATGATACTCAGTGGCAAGTCTTGTCCCAGGCTCCCGTAGGGGCTCAAGTAACATCGATAGAGTCCCCCAGAAGAGATCTGCTCACGGGCCGGGAAGCCTGAACATTATAAGAAACATTGATTCTTATTATATTTAAGGATTTGTGATAAGGGGAGGTTGGGTTCACTTCTTAACCTCCAAAATAAGATCAGATATATCTGCATGGAGGGGCTCAACCTGGTCCATAAAGGCCTTGGCCAGGGCAGCGATATCCTTATCCAGCCCAGGAAGATGCATCATGCGGGCCATTTCAGCCAAGACCATGAAGCTCATTCTCAGATCGGATGGGAAGCTGCGCATGTCATACTCGTCTGCCCTGAGGCGGGATGCGATCTCCTCCAAAGCGGTCCTGGTACTTCCCAGGGCCTCAGAACAGGGGCGGCACATCTTCAAGCGTTCACCTCCTGGGTTTCCACGGTTACCAGGACGCGCTTTCCTCTAGCCCCCTCCAGGAACTGGTTTGTGTCTCCGATAAAAGATCCGGGCAGCTCCAGGTTTAGACGAACTGAGCCCATCATCCCAAAACTGGCCTGGAGAATCCCGACAAATTCCTTCTTCATGAGACCATCCTCATTGAAGAAACCCTTCGCCCGGACTCATGAGCCTCAGCGCTTAGGCTATTGACACCCAAAATTTGGCACATCTCTCTCACCACATTCTTCTGCAAACCGTCTTGGTAAGGCGCTATTAGCAGGTCTCTTGTCCTTCCTGCGCCCACACACAGAAAGAGACTCAATGCCTCACCGCTAACTCAAAAATGGTCCGACTATTTAAAAGTTGTAGCAGTATAGCTCATAAACTAATACTTAGTTATATTCAAGCAAAAATTAGTAACCACTTGAAGCATAACGACTACTCATAATAGGACTCGATTGATGGGCATGTAAACACAAGCCAAAACAGTTTTATATTTTGATGGCAACGAGTAATTCAGAATAAGTAATACGGATCAATGATAAGGTGTCAGGTCCTCGCGACGAAGGAGTGTGGGCTCCTTCGCCACGAAGCTGCCAACGCCTGTGGTGAGATGGCGATGTGCCGACCTGCCGAACGCCTAGTGCTTGAACTAGCCATAGCTAACCTAGAAGTAAAGGGGCAAGTCAATGAAATATGCTAAGCAAAGAGATAAAAGGCTTTGCGTCCGTACCGGATTCACTAATGTATCTTTTTTTAGAGTTATTTTAGCAAGATATCAGAATCTATCGGACTGGCGCAACCCCAAAAGTAACATTATAACATATAAAACTAAATTAGGATTGATTGTCACGGAGAGCTGCCCAAGCTCTCCGAGGCCTGATGCGAGTCTTGGGAGGTTCGCACCACAACACGCACCGGAGTTGAAGTCATGAATCTCGGGACGGATTGAGGTTTTCAGGCATGAATCAGGTTGTTGTCCCAGATATAAACTCTTTTCGCACTGCGCAGGAGCTTTCTTCATCTGAGCCAGCCCAGCTCAAGAGGACCATCGGAGAGCTCGAGGCAAGGATAATGGAGCAAGACTCGCTCATTGCCCAGCAGAACGAAGGCATCCTGAGCCTATCCTGGAAGCTTCAGCAGGGAAAAGAAGAGCTCATCGCCATCAATAAGGCGCGCAACAAACCAGACCAGGAGCTAAATAATGCTATAGAGGGCTTCGAAAAGGAGAAGCTGGAGAAGGCCAACAAGAAGATGGAGGCCCTGATAGAGGAGTTGCAGGATGTTTTCTGGACCCTTTTCTCCGAGCAGCGCCAGGGACTGGATGAATGCCTGAAAGCCCTGGAGCAGCTCCCCGCCACCCCAGAGACAAAGAGCCTCTACGCCCACGTCAAGAAGGAGTGGCAGGCCATAGAAGCGGCCAAAAAGCGAAACATTATAACGCCGGTGAACGCGCTGCGCCAGTTGGCCGACCTGGAGCGCTCCGTTGTAACATTTATTCTGCGCAGGCCCAGGCTGAATTTGACCACTGTCGAAACCTGGCGAGCCGAGGTCCTCATGGAAGCGTTTGTAACGGATCGCAAATTGAAACAGCTTACTACTAACGATACCATAAGGATCATCTCCGCCAAAGAGGAGAAGAAGATCTACCGGGAACAGGGCCTGCGAGCCATGCGCCGCGCTGCAGTGCTTTTCCCGGATAAAGTCAATTTTGAGAAAAAAGGCAAGGCGGCCAGGATCATCAGAATCAGAGAGGGCTTCAGCACGAATTTAGCCCGCCAATGCATGATAACAGTTTGTTACATGATTTGTTATTGTCACAGTTTGTTACAATCCTTCGACGAGCTGCCGGAAGGATTAGTTTGCACAATAGGGGGAATCTTCAGGGATGCTTTGACCTTTTAAGAGAAATTAGTACAGGAATACGGCAGATAACAGGATGTTATGTTAGTTTACGGATTATTTATCTCGGGGCCTTAGGTCGGGGAGTATGAGGGGTCTAGAGAGAAACAAGCGATGTAACAAGTTGTGACAATAGTAAGTCGCGAAGCAATGGCCTCAAAGGAAACGTCTATCTGAGAAGTTGAGCCAAATGAAAAGACATTTTTGCCCATTATAATTAAGATCTTGATATTCATTTAGTCCAACTTTGTAAGAAAGAGAGAATATAATAAAGAGAATTTATTAGAAAATCTTCATAGAAAAACATAGAATACGCTTAAATACGCCAAATGAAGAAGGATTTCTATATGGGTGAAGGGAAGGTAAAAGTTACGGCATCTATCAAAAGAGACCTTGTCGATTGGGTAGATAAAGAAGTGGACAAGAGTCGCTTTGCCAGCAGAACTCATGCAATGGAGTATGCCTTAACTAAGCTTAAAGAAGCCGACAATCTAGCGCTTCCAAACTAGCATTCAAAACTAGATCGAGCTTTAAGCATAACCCAGAAAAATGTAGACGATAGTATAGAATGACTGGAATGAAACGTAGATAAAATACATTTCAGTCCAGGGCTGGAACCCCTGGACCGAAAATCCCTAAGAACGGAATTCGATTATGATAGAGATAGCTTTAGCTGGGATATATAGTTTTGCATCAGAGCCGCTAAGCGACGATCTACTAGAAGATTTTATCAACAAAATTAAAATATTTTCTTGTAAAGTCGCGAATATCCAGAAAATATCTTCATAATTAAAATCATTTACAATCAATAATAGCTAGTAAAATTGGTTCCGGTCCAGGTGCTCGTAACACCTGGACAGGGAAACTCCGAGAAGGAGCGTTTGCGTATGACAAATGTAGCTTTGCATAGAATAAATAGCTTTGCATCAGAGCCTGACAGCGATTCCATCCCAGGCAATGTAGCGCAGTATGGACACGCATCTTCCTGTTTTACGGAGGCGGTCTGAATGGACTTCCCCCAGACTGAAGAGATCGTCGAGATCCCCATCTCAGAGCTTCAAGCCCTATTTGAGGACTTGATTCAGGTCTACGATACATTGAATGAGGTTCTCAAGGAGAACGGAATTCTGCGAGGCCGTGAACTGGCTGAGATGAATACCAAGGCAAGCAATGCTGTCAAAAAAGAGAAATCGCCTATTAGAAGGCTTCTTCTTCTCAATGCTTATATCAAAAAGGAGATTTGGCATATCAACAACGCTCTGAAGACAAGGCCCGCATCTGCACCTGCAGAAGACGGAAAAATTCAGCAAGCAGTGACAAAGATTCAATTGAGAGCCTGCGCTATTGTAGATCACATAAGATCCATCGCTCAGGGAAAGAAAATGATTGCTTTCAATTCCTGCCAGGCAAGAGATTTCATAGCAGGGCGTGAAGGAAAGCCTCCAAGCCGCCGCGACACTATAAGAGCTTTGAAGAGAGCTGAACAAATATGCCCTGCCTTGGCATGTAGTCATACTCCGAATGATGGGCGTCAAACCACAAGACTAACCGGAATAGCTGAAGACATTAACGAATCAAATATTATAAAAATGGAGAGTGATCGTAACTCAAGGCAACGGTCGATAATGGAAGAGATCAGGATAGTATTCTTCAAGGATCCAATAGGGAACGCCTGAATTGTTATGATAAGGAAGTAAGAAATACAACTAATTGGTTCAATCAAGCGGTCGGGTAGTAGTGTTTCGCTAGCTTTAGTGTACGGTATAGCAGCGAATCAAAGCAGAATCAATTATAATAGCAATTTAATATTATTAAATCAAAAAGATAAATCTCCAATTTTGACCGTTGCCAAATGCAACCGATTACTGTAGAAAGTTGTTTATAGGAATTAAGATACTGATCTTAGATCATGAAAAGAAGTAAGGAAGAAATTCTGGAATCAATCCTGGAGCTATGCAGAGAGCCTGTCGGATTGACAAAAATTGTTTACCAATGCAACCTTAACTTTCGCACAGTAAGGATTTATCTCGAGCAACTAATTGATGCAGGTCTGCTTAGCGTATTAGAAGCAGACAACGTCAAGTACAGGACCACGTCGAAAGGATTGGAGGCATTGGAGCATTGCAATGCGTTTAGGTCGCTCCTTGCATCTAATGCTAAATCCGAGGATGAAGTTGCAGTCTAAGGCCGCTTGAATCCTCTTGCTGAATTGACCAGAGGCAGTAAAGAAGGTAAACCATATCTAATCGGCTATACTTACCATCTTGCTTTTATGTAATCCATCTAATCCTTTTATGTAAAAATGGCTTGCTGATATCATTTTCCGGCCAAACTACTTATGCTCACAAACTAAGTAGGCATACTATGGCAGAAGTTCTTGAGCAGATAATGGGTCCTCAGAAGCAGAGGCAATTGGTGCAGCGTTCTGTAAAGGCTCCCTGGGTGAATCCCAAAGTCCTGGAGCTCCAGACGGCCATGGAGATCCTGGCCGAGGTCTTCAGCATCACCATCTCTGAAGTAGAGGTAATGCTCCAGGAGCGAAGCCGACCAGAAGTTCGGTCATGCAAGGGTGAATATGGGCCATGGCCGGAGAGCTTCAGTTTAGTGGATTAGAGATTTCGTCCCTCTTGTAAACCAAGGCAGTCATTTTCCCCGCTTTCATTCACTTCTTCCCATTTCCTTCATTAATGCGATTCAATATCTTCTCGCACAGCTCCGGGTAAGCTTCCTTGAGGGCGTTCTCCACCAGCTCCCGGGCCTTAGTGGATTTGCGGTATTGCAGGAGAGTTACCTCCTTGCGGTTTAAGAGCATCAATTGCTGGCTTTCCAGGACTGCAAGTAGCAGGGGGGAATAGAGCGAGATCTTGGGTGCCTTCAGGGCCTGGGCAACTGCCTGATCTATTATGTCTTCTGTCATGAATCCTGACTCCTGAGTCATGACTCTGGACTTATCTTTCGCTTCATGACTCTTGGATCTAGTTTCCTGAAGCTGGGTTGCTGGGTCTTGAATCCTGATACTTGACTCATGAGTCAGGACTACTGACTCCGGACGCCTGATGTTTGGCTCTTGTCTCACTTCAATCTCTTTGGGACGCTCAATTCCTAACTCTGGAGTCTTGAATCTTGACTCCTGACTCTGGGTGCTGGTGTCTTGATGCGCGACGCTTGTATCTTGAGTCTCGTCTACGGACTCCTGAGTCACGACTCTGGGCTCCTGAAGGCCGACGCCTGACTCAGGGCTCACATCCTTTTCTTTAGATACTGTACTTCCTGAGTCTTGAGTCGTGACTGTTGACTCCTGACTCTGGGCTCTGGCATCTTGAAGCTGCTCGCTCCTGTCCCGACTTTCTGCTACTGACTCCTGAGTCATGACTCCTGACTCCTGAAGCTGGTCTCCAGACTCAGAAGTCTTGCCTTTCGGACCAATGCCTTTCAGCATGAAGTCAAGCCCCTTTGACATACGATCTCCTGGGCTCAT